ATGCATCTTAAATACAGCGAGGATATTGTTATTTTCTCATACGGGAAAAATATATATACTCCGCAAATGCAACCGAGGATATCAGATCGAGTGCGCCAAGCCCAACGAGGTAAAAGCAAACAATGGAGAACGAATCGAAAGGGCACCAGAGAAGTATCATTTGGAACACAATACAAGCCGCGTGATTGGTCTAGTTTCGATGCAGACTATAAATATCCGAGTAATATTCTTACCTTTCCTAGTGTCGTAAGTAATTCCCATGAAAAAGTAAATCATCCAACTCAAAAACCAGTGGCTTTACTGGAATATTTACTAAAAACATATACGGAAGAACAGCATATCATTCTGGATAATTGTATGGGTTCCGGCACAACCGGTGTTGCCTGCATCAATACCGGACGTCGGTTTATCGGTATGGAATTAGATGCTGAATATTTTGAGATTGCCAAAAATCGGATTGAAAAAACGCTAAAAGAAAAGCAGCAAGACTTATTCTATGAAGAAACAGGAGCGGTGAATGAATGAAAAGAATGTTTTTATTGTTTGTCTTATCTGCCTTGTGCTGTTTACGCTTTCAAGTTGCTGCACAAGAGCGGCTGTATACGGTAACGGAGACGGAGCTTATCAGGTTAGAGATCATATCGCAGGACTTAGCGAAAGACAGACAGAATCTGCAATCTCAAGCGAACAGCTTAACGGAACGCTTGAAAATGCAAGAGAAAAAAGCGAAGAGCTTAGCAACGAGCTTACAGCAAGCAGAGAACAAAGCGAAAAGGTTGAACAATCAATTACAGACGGAAAGGGAGACATTGAAAGCCTTGAGGCAATCTTACAGCGCATACGAGAGAGAGGCTGGCGAAACAATAGCGAAACAGCAGGCAATAATCAATGAACAGAAAGATACACTCCACCGGCGGATGATTGCCGTTATAATACTTTCGGCAATACTAACAATACTACTTTTTACAATAGGCGTAAAATACTTTTTAAAGTTTAAATTTAGTCTTTTTCACTCTCCCTAGAGACTGATGATAATAGAGCAGTTGTCAAATAATACTTTACAGCTGCTTTACCGACTTGTGAGCAGCAATGGAGCTTTGAACTACGAAGTATAAACGGTATGCCCTTACTCTTAAAAAATCAAAGTTCCGTATCTCGGATGTAAGGGCATATCTTTTTATTCTCTATAAGGAATGGATTCAATGACTTTTGACACGCGTATAATCAGCGCATTACGGGAATGTAAAAGTGAACAGCAGATAGAAGATATTTTTATTCGTTTTAGCGTTACCGACATACAAGAAAAGCAGCGGTATTTGCTCTATGCGATGTATGCGCCGTCGTATTTTTTTAGCTCCTTAATGCCTCCGACAGATGAGCAGTTGTATGAATTTACGCTCTGCCATTTTATCACCGGCTATTGGCGGCTCACTCCCTTCTATGAAAAGTTAGGGCTCATAAAAAAGCCGCTAAGTGAAGCCGATAACCGGATGCTTAAAAAGCTCAATACCTGCACTTCCCAGCATGACATTGATATAGTTTTTGACGAGGAAGGAATACACGGGTACCGTGAACGCTGCAATATTTTAAGGCGTTGTATGCGGATACAAGAGATACTCGGAGAAACCGGCATTCTTCTTGAAAAAGATGATTACGAATTTGACTGCACCGTCTTTCTGGAAGGTTCTTTGATGGATGGGTAGGCGTTATTTACCTAAAGCTGATTCAGTTGTTGCGGATTTTACAATAAGTGAAAACAGTGCGTGAACTGTTGCAGAATATGCAACAGTTCATATTTTTGCGTTTTTCGTATTTTCATTTTTGTTTTTCCAGTTCGATTTTGTATAACTTGAGTATGTCTGCCATTTTAAAACCGAATATGCGAGATTGTATTCTTAGTTCATTTGCACTCATATAATGTATACCATCTATAACTATTACATTAAATACAGCTATTCCATTCGATTGTGCAGAATAATATGAAATAGAATAAAAGGTACTCCTATTATCTTTTATAGAACCGCAGGCAATTTCTGAACTGATAATATTTTTGCTTTGCAATATCTTTATAATAGGTTTAAACAGCAACAATCCCTCCATTTATGCCGCCTGATAGTAATACCCAGATGCTGTATATGAACCGGTTGTTTCGTTTTGATGCGAAAAGGCGAGCATTTTTTGCACTGCTTTACTATGCCGCATTGAAAGACGTGCATATTCTGCAAAAAAATCTGCCATATATTTTGCCCTTGAAATTGTTTCAAGCGGCGCGTTTGCCTGTACAAATGATACGCCATAAGTAAAAATACTTAAGCTTACATTTCTAATCGCATCATCTTCGGTAAGACCAAGTGCAACCGTACCGAAATTAAGCGCTACCGCCTCATACATGCCGTTTTTTGTTTTAGATACCAAAAAAGGCTGTAATGCCAGCTCCGCGCCGCTGCCTATCATCGTAACATTTAATACGCCAAAACCGATAAAATTGAAATTCTTTGTTAAGAGCTTATCTGACATCCTACATCTCCCTCTTACCCTTCTACAACCTCGATACTCTCTATTTCGTCTTGAAACGCGCCGGTTAGCTGCCCGTTTTTAAGTTTTATGTCTATCTCGGCTATTTCAGGTTCGTTGTTGACCGCCGATGTAAAACCGTATACGGTTCCTTCTATAACTGTTTTATCATGGAGAATAACTTTAATAGCATGCGCTTTCTCGCATATATCGTAGAGTTCTAATTCCGTTTTAGGATAAAATATCATTTTTTCTCCTTTTCCCTTGATGTATACGGGACAAGATGAATACCAGTTTTGCTGTAATGAATTTTCGCTTTGCAGGTTTCCCTTGCTTCACTGGTTTTTGGGTCAATATCAAATCCTTTCAGCCTATCATCTTGTATAATTTCTATAAGGTTCCTTTTCGTCAGTGATATTACGCCTTTCCCCGCCTTTTCATCGATAATCGTTTGCAAGGTTTCAAGGTTGTTTTTGAAGTAACTGCCGTCTTTTTTAAGTGTTTTAGAGCCGAAAATGTGCCGGTTTTGTTTATGCTTATTGACGGTAGTACCATAGCAAGTAGCGTATGCCTTTCGGTATTTGGTAGGTTCATTATGGAGCGTTTCAAGTTTCTTTTCAAGCCTTACGATATACGCCGCGTGCCGCTGCTCTTTCAGTTTCTCTTTCTGCGCTTCGGTTAATTCTTCCAAATTGGTAAATGCGGAGGTGTTTTGCAGCCGCGCTTTTATTGCTTCCCAGTTGTCAGGCGGCTTATTGGCAACGTCTCTGCGCTCTATATCTTTTGCGATAACCGGCGCTAAGGCGCAAAGACAGCAGATATGCGGCTTTTCAGGGGCTTCATCGACAGGATATATCCCCGCGCCCAGTCCGTGAGCATTGGCATACGCCATCGTGTCGCAAATATCGTGATAGCCCGGCAGCCGGTTGTTCGATAAAAGCCATTTTACCGCCCTCACAGCAGGATTTTCTTTAAAGCCTTCAATCGTTGCCTGCCAATACACTTCGGATAATTCATTGCGGGCAAGCCGTAAGGCTTCATAGTTTAAGTTTTTCGGAACCCGCCCGCCCATCCTGTCATACATATTTGGGTAGTTTTCTGCAAATGTTTTGGAGCCTTCTTTGACATACTGCTGTAATGCCTTTGCAACTTCGACACAGTCGGTATTGATACCGCTTGAAATAATTTCTTTTATCTTGTCATAGTTGTTATCGGACACATCCCATATCCGATCGGAAAGGACAAATTCTTTATGCTTGAATATCCGCTGTTTGCGCATAGTGCTTTCTGCGATTATCTCCGCTTCACGGAGCACGTCTTTTTCAATCAGGCGAAATTTGAGTAAGCCTTTTTCTTTGTAATACCGTTTTGTTTGCTCCCCGACAAAAAGCCCCGCATACGCTGCGCGGGTTAATCCTTCTTGCGTAATGCGCTCAAGCTCGGAAGCAAAAAAGACTTTTTCCTCTGCTATTTGCCCTGCCAGTTCTTGAGTAATGCCGGTAAAAATGCCGCGCTTACCAATTCGCTCCCGTATGCGATTGATACTTTCCTGCAACGCCGCTTTTATCTCCGCTTCGGCGGTCAGTAATGCCTTACGCCTGCCCTGTAATGCTGTGCGGATAAAGCCTTGCAGCTCTTCCGGTAAGCCCGATAAATCAAAGTCCATTTACGCACTCTTAAAGAGGTCTTCAATCGCGGCTTCGGCTTCTATATCTCCGCTGCGGATTCTATCCTGTAAGGCTTCAAGCCGGATTTTGAACTTGAGCCATTCTGTAGCGGCATCCTTTTCCGTTTCATAGTCTGCGGGGATTGCCATAAAGGTTTTAAGAGTATTAAAAGCGCTTTTGGGAGAGACTAAGCCCATTGTCATGGCTTTATCCATTGCGCCGACAAAGGTGCTAAGGGCGTTCATCATTGCAACATCATCTTTTGCCGTCAGCTCCTGCCAGCGGACGATTGGATTATCAGCTCCTCCGTCCCCAGCAAATTCATCGCGTCCTGCAAGCGCAATGCGGGCCGCTTTGAACACATCGACAAGCCAATAGTAAAACTCGTTATATTCACCTTGCCGTCCTTCTACCTTCTTTGCCCATACGGGAGACTGCTCGGCAACGCTCGCATTGGTTGACTGCATCGCTGTACCATATAGATATTCAGGCATCGTAAGCTCAACAATAATCCAGTGTAAGAGTTTAAGAAGCGAAACAGCGCTTTCTACATTATTGGCTTGTCCGACATACCGTATATCGCTTGCCGCATCTTCACCGTCCATAATAGCCGCCTTAAATTGCGTCATATCAACCGCTTCTTTTCCTTCTGCAATATGTCCGATTTTCTCATCTGTAAGACCGAATGAGTATTTGAGAAATTGCGCAACATTTTTCACCTTGACTAATAAGCGCGGCTCAAGGATATTGTCGATATGCCGTCCGAGTTTGCGCAAGGTCGCATCATACCGGCGGATAAACGGAACAGCTGGAGCAATTTCAGGGATGCCGTCTTTTAAGAATGTTTGCTTGTTGTTATAAAGACAGAATACCGGCACAAACGGAAAGGCGGTATGGTTGACGGTTTGCTTCTGCTGATAGCCCGCAGGCAGGTCGCCGTCAATGTCGATTGTCTCCTTGCCTGCTTCAAGGGTGATACGGATTATTGCTTTACGGTCTACGCCTCTCTCTTTCCATTTCTCAACCGTTTCGGTTACGAAGCGCGTATAGCCGCCTGTAAGGTCTTTGATACAATCATCTTCAATAACAAGCTCAAGGGGGATTTGCTTTATGCGGATTTCACTTTTTCCCGTTGCAGTCTGCTCTAATCTTATCCAGACATAATGCTTACCGTCTACCATTGTCTGCTTGTAAATATTGAATAACAGCGTCTTATTTCTCGTTAAAAATGCTTGTATCGCTTTTGAAAAGGTATCGCTTTCCGCTTGAATATCAGGTAAGCCGATAAACCAGCAAAAGGTATCGATATAGAGCTTGGTGCAGTAGTTCCCAAGCGCATAGTCAAGATACCCGCTCTGATGCGACGGCGCTGACGAATACAGGGAGCGGGATAGCACATAGTCCGTTTTTACGCTGCTAAATGCTTCAGCTGCATCCCGTTTGGTAATACCGCTATCCAAGAATAAGCCGGAGATGCTCCGATTCCGCATAAAAAAATCTGCAAGTTTCATGTTACAGTCCGCCTCCCACTATATTAAACAATGCTCTTTTTGCTTTATCTTCGTGCGCTAAGTCTTTTAAATCGGGTTTTAGATAATTGATTGCGTGAACGAATGCGTCCATGCGGTCGGGGCTATCGTCTCCCGGCTGCCAGTTACATAATTCATCTTCTAACATATCCAGCGGATCGGTTCCGTGTCCCGCATGATAAGTAGCGGGGTTCCGATAAAAGTGAATACGTCCCTGCTCGCAAAGGGTAGATGAGTTAAGCGCCCGCGCCAGTTTTGAATGCACTGCCCTCACACGCTGAATACGCTGCGTTACCCCTGCATTGATGAGCGTGCTTTCTACCATGTCGCCGCCTTGATTGTCTTCGATGACAACCGTATCGGCTTTCTGTGTTTCTGCCATAGCTTTTACCGTTAAGCCCCACTGATGGGGTGTTCCGATAAGCGACGCATCAGCTAACACGTAGTAGTGGCTTTCGTTTTTATGCTGAATAGCAGCGGCGCTGATGAGCCGTTCGGGCGCTGCTCCCTCTAATACCGTGATAATGCCGGTATGGTTTGAATCTGCCGTATGGCTTGCCGCAGGATCGACGCTGACAACAATGCGGTATCGGTTTGCAACAAGCGGTAAAGCGTCAACCTTGTTGTTTTCTATCCAGTCTTTTTTAAAGAGGGCATTGGGGTTATCGTCAAGGATTTGCGCATATAATTCCTGCTGCCCTAAGCGCGTTCCTTCATACTTTGAAACAATCGTGCTGATAAATGCCGGAGAAAGGTTTGACTTATTCTCGTAGGTACTGCCGACGGTTACGTGTACGCAGGTTTTCCCTTCGCTATTTGTCAGTCCTTCGAGACGCTTCGTAAATGCTGTCGGTTTCGGGGTACTCGTTACCACGCATAAGGGATTACTCCCTAAGCGTAAACCAAGAAGAAGGTTATCAAACGTTTCTTCAGGATATTGCCATTTGTGTATTTCATCGCACCACAGCCAATCAGACTGCGCCCCTCTTGATTTCTCCGGCTCTGAACCGTAGAAAATACTGATAACTGCGCCGTTACTGAAAAAGACCTTTTTTATCGACGGCTTATACACCATACCGAGATCAGGCGGGCAATAGCGGGCAAGCCCCGACTCTCCGTTAATCATAATATCGCGCACCTCTTCGGCTGTCGCTCCGCATAACGAGAGATGTTTGTACTTGCCCGTTCTCACCGCTTCGATGATTGCTTGCCCTGCTGTCCGTGTCTTACCCCAACCGCGTCCGCAGCGGAGGCACCAGATATATTTTTTGCCCGTTATCCAGTCTCTGGGCGGAAGCTGATCATCCCGCGCCCAAAAGCCCCAATCGAACGGCAGCGCGTCAAGCTCTGCGGGGGTAAGCGCATTGATAAACGCTTCTTGCGCTTCCTTGTCGCCTCTAAGCATATCAGCAGTGAGCGTCCTGTCATCAATACATTTCCAGCCGGTCTTTATCAGTGTTGGTGGGGATACCGGTTCGATTTTCATGCGTTATCCTTTTGTGGGCTAGTCTTATCTTCAATCGGCATTAGTTTTTCACGTAATGCCGCCTTTTTAAGCGATATGCTTACTTCAATATCATCAATGCCGGAATTGTCCCCTATAGATATTTTTAAGATTTCCTCATTCATGCCATACGCCTTGCGTTCAATTTCAACCGCTGTGTTCGCAAGCTGAGGTAAGACGTTCCAAGGTATTTCGTTTATAACTTCGTTTAAACTTTTCGTATCGTCTCCGGCAGCTTTTATCTTGTCGATGAGTAATTTTGCCTTTTTCCCCACAACAAACTTTATCGCTTGCGCAAGCTGTATGTTTTCTTTGTTAGTTTTCTTAATCGCTTCGATATTTTCCTTACGGGTAATTTCGTCAATATAGCGGTCGTAAGCGTCGGCACGGGCTATCCAGTTGTTGCGAGAGGATAAAGTGTTCAAATATGTTAGGCTTTTGTTAGTCTTTTCTTGTACTTTTGGGATTGTCCGCAAGGCGCCAAGGTCAAGGAACGTTTTAAAGTATGCGTATTGTTTCGCGCTTTCCCCTTCCTGCCGCTCCCATTTTTCAGCCATTACGGTTGCCCTCTCATGTTGATTTTACCATCCGCCACGTCATAAAGGATTGAAGATTTTACAAACTTCTCTTTTGTTTCGATGTGTGCCCTCTTGCAAAAATCCTGCTTTGCGGCATTGTTTTCAAATACAAGGGTAAGGGTGTAGTCATCGTACTTTGCTTGATAGTCGTTATCGCTTCGGTTATCGGCTTTGCGCATATCCCGTTCCGCCTGCCGCGCAGCTTTCAGACGGTCGGCTTTTTTCGCCTCTTCTACCATATCAGCTATATCTTTCTGTTCCGTTTTAGTATCAAAAAGGGAATCGTTTTCATCATCAAAGAGGCTTGAACCGGCAAAAATATACTGCATATCCAACATGTCAAAGGCTAAGTCTTTCTGAAAATCAATATCGGGATAGGACAATTTTATTTCTTGTAATAACTCGTTATCCCATTCGCCTTGAGCGGCGGGATTATTCAAAAAGATGTTGATTTTTACTTCTGTTTCCTCGTCAACATTTATCATTGATACTTGCAAAGAGTAATCATTTGCCGGGTACTTATATTCTTCGTCCATTATCGACAGTTTTTGATGCCCGCCGACAACATTCATTGTCTTGCGGTTGACGACTATCGGCTGAACCAGTCCATACGTTTTTAAGCCCTTTTTGAGTTTTTTACGGGCTTCATTCGATATTTTTCTCGGATTATACGGAGCTTCGTGGATGCTGCTGCGCTGTACCGTTTGTATTTGATAGACTTCGAACTTGTTATTTTCCATATTCCTGCCACCTTATAAAATCAGCCTGCGCCATCGGGTATTTTGTTATCCATTTTTGATAATCATCAGGAAAGTTATTTTTAAGCCATTCGAGGGATTCGCCTTTATAGATGTCAATATTGCGAAAACCGGAATAAACTTCCGGCGCAAGGATGAGGCGGTTTTGTTTTATGTAGTTGTCTATATCTTTTTTTGCCCAGATGTGGAGGGGTGTGAGCTTTTTGTACTTCCAATCGATACCGTTATCAAAGGTTTTAAGCATACAGGCTCTTGCTAAGCTTTCGCAAGCCTCCCAGCCTAACGCTATGTATTCAATGTTATATTTTGCTCGCAATGCGGCGAAGGTGTCAGCCATTGTTAGCCGCTTTATATTTTTCCCCTCTCGTGAAATCAGGTACGTTGTTTCGTAATGTGGATACTGCTCAATCTTAATATTGTACCGCTTTTCGTAGTAACGGATGACTTTATTTTTGCTTTCGAGGTTTTCACAGTAATATAAAAAAACGGGCGTATACCGCCCCTTCATGAACTTGTTGAATAAGTCCAGCATTACCGTTGAGTCTTTTCCAAGTGAATAAAGCACAATGGCGGAGCTGATATTCTCCGCCATGTACCGTATTGACGCATACAGGTTTTTCATAGGTTAGCGGTAACGAACACGCCCCCTATCGTCTTTTGTTTTGAGGATAAAACTATTTTTAGTTCCTACGCCTATTCTTCGCGCAAAACTACCGCCGCCTCCGCCGGAAGCATCAAAACAAATAACCGGCCTACCGCAATATGAAAGCATAAAAACACCTCCTAAAAAGTTCAAGTGTTTTTATTGTAAACTAATCGCAGTGCGTAACACAAATAAAATGAGATAAGGATATGCTTTTAAGGAAAGATTGTTGTTAAGGCAGGTTGTAATTCCATAATCCTAATCTGCCTTTTACTTGCCGGATAGGATTTTCAAGAAGTGTAGGATTTTTTAATATCCAGTGATATTGTCCTTCTATAGACCACGGACTGGAGCTATTTTGTATAACATCAACCAAATCAACATAACCGATTATTGATTGACTTTTTAAAAGCCATAGTTCAGCGCGTTCCTTAATTCTTTCACACCATTCTTCTTCACTTTTTGTACCAGTAGGAACGCCAGCTTCAACATACCGATCGTTTAAACTATCAATATAATCATCGAGAGTATTCACATAATCGGCATATAAACGGAGTATATCATCTTCATTACATTCTAAGATTTTTTGGGGTGCGCTATCGCTATCAGGATATGGCAATGTATCGCCGCTTACATGAATATAAAGTCTACCGCGATAATCGGTAGTCCATGTTCTATTTTCTACATCTTTACCGCCTTGCAAAATTAAATAGGCAAAAGGATTTTTTACGCTCAATACTTTTACTTGCATGTTTATTGTCCTTTCTATACTTCTACAGTATACCAGCTTTTAATAAAATTACAATGCTATCTGTAACCGCTGCTTTAATGCGCTTTGTAGTTCTTGTGAAAAATTGATGTTTGCATTTTCCGCCGCTTCCGCAAGCCAAGCCGGTAGCGTTACATTTTTACGGATCGCTTTGTTTTCAGCCATAGCTCGATATCGAGTCGTATCAGCTCTGATTATTGAGAGTATATCATTTTTTTTGTGTGTTATTTGCTGTTGCGGTGTCGCTTTAGTAATTTCAAATTGTTCATCTTCTGCCACACATAACCATGCCGCCATCGCATCTTCGATTTGCTCTATGGCATCTTGTAAATCTCTACCGGTCGTTATACAGCCTTTAAGATCAGGAACACGCGCATACACAGTACCATCTTTTTCTGTAAAAATTGCAGTATAAGCATATTTCATTTTTCTGCTCCTTGTTCAATTTCTTTTTGAATGTACCGCAAGTCATTTTTGTTGAAACTGTGCCGTTTTAAAGGAATAGAGCATTTTAATTCAGCATTGCAATAAATATCGTGATTTCCGCCGTGCCGTTTAAAAACATATCCGGCTTTTTCCAATTCTTTTATAGCTTGCATTCGTTCATTCATACTAATATTATACTTATTTTATGCGCATATTGTCAAGTGTTTCTAATCTTTTCTCACACGTTATTTTCAAAAAAGCAAATATCAGGATGGTGATAGAATAGTAGTTTTTTCTTGAGTTTGTATACTTCGGTCTGTACACCTTTTACATCTTCGTATATCGTTTTGCCGTCTTTGGTATATTTAAAGTCGGCTTTGTAGTAGACTGCTCTGCCGCCTTTTTCTGTTTTTGGAATAAGTAAGAATTTCGGCTGTAATTCGAGCCCTGCTATTACACCGGATTTTTCAAGTAGCTTCAGCTCAAGATATCGGTTCATCTCTGCCATACTGTCAAACGTGATGCCGTCGGCTGTTCGGCGTTCTTTGCTTACAACATTGTATTTGTGCGGTTTACGAAACATTTTTATCTTCCAACCCAGTAGTATTTATTGTCGATTTCTCTGTCGTATCCTATAGGCGCATTACGCAGCATATATAACGCCAAATGGAATTGTTTTGTACTGATTTTCAACTCTGCTCGAATATTTTCACTTGTAAGACCATCGGGCACAGCTGTTTTTAAAAGATTGACAATACGCACTGTATCGGTTTTCATACTGTTTAGACATCCCTTTGTTCTGCTCATACTTTTATCTCCCTTTTAATTGCTTCGATAAGCTGCTGCTTCTCTATCGAACTATTACCAATCAATACCGCTGCGTTACAGCGTAGTGAGCAAGTAGCCCGTACATTAAACGGGTGGTCAATAACGGATAATCCGTATTGTTTGATATTGCTCTTTGTCTTTGGTATTCGATGCGCAAGCTGTCCCGTGTTCCAGTCTATTTTTTTGCCGCATACAGCGCATCTCCAACCAGCCCGGTTAAAGACATACAGACGGGTTTCTTTTATTGTCATTATTGCTTATCCATGATTTATTAAGTGTGTTATATGACCTTTTAAAAGCGGTCTATCCGAACGTTCAGCATGGATAAGACCTGTCTTTTCTACCGCCGAATCTGTTTGTTTTCCTTTGCCTTTTTCTGTTTTGCTTTCTGTTGTTTTATTCATCTTTTATGCCGCCTTTTTGTACTTGCCGAGAAAGTATTGTTTGCCGGCAACAGTGATAAGCGTCTGTATACCGCTCTTTTGTCCGTGCTGCCATTCTTTCATTTCAAAATAGCCTTTCTGTACATATTCAGCGTAAGGGCATAACTGATTGTGCTTATCACGATATAAAAACCGATCCAGCTGTAACTGTTTAATAAACTGCTTTTCAGAAAAGCCCAATTCTTTCGCAGTATTACGCAAGTTTGTGGAGTTTCCCCGTTCAATGAGCGTATCGTAATACTCTGCTTTTGGTTTTGCTTTGGCGTTCTCAATTTTCAGCTGTTCGTTTTCCGCTTCCAGTTCCGCAATCATTTCATTCTGTAATTGCATTGCTTGACGGATTAAAAGCTGTTTTTCAAGGTTGGTTTTTGGTAATGTTGACGGTACGATTATATCACTACGTCCGCTTGTTTCGATTTTTTTCTTAATCAATGTTACTTCCGCTTCGGTAATGGAAGTCTGTACTCCGTTTTTCACCTCGACAACGTTGTCGAGGTTCTCGCGAATAGCTTTCAAGTGCCGTTGTATAGTACGTTCCGTTACTCCCAAAATACGGGCAACTTCTTTTACCGTCATCGTTTTTTCCGCTGCCGGTTCATTCTCAAAAAGTGATACTTCATTCATTCATCTGCTCTCCGATTAAAAAAAACACCCCGTCGGCGAAGGAGATGAACACCGGCGAGGCAAAATTATTTCTTTAGTGTGTTTTATAAAGCGTTAGATAAATGTATAAGCCCAACGCAATAAATCCAAATGCGGCCACTAAAATTGAACCGTCAAACTGTATAAAACCTGTTGTAATTAGTGCTATTAGGCTGACGGCTAAAGGGATTAAGCTCGCTCTCTTCTTGCGTTTTACACAGTCGTAAACTGCCAATCCTCCTCCAGCCAACGTGAGTGCCGCTCCTATGCAATCAATAGAAAGGGTTTGCCCGTAGTACATAAACAGAACACCGAGTAGGATAAATCCTAAAACAGTGATAAAAATAAGTTTAGCATTCATATCTAAACCTCCTCATGTTTCTATTATTCTGATTATAAGTACGTAACGCAAATCATGTTAGCATAATCCCGTTTTCAGCAGCGATTAAATACGCCGCTTCAATCAACAGGCTTTCTTCAACCGTTGTGCAGTCCGCCTCACTTTGTGGAAACGGTTCATTTAATAAAGCGTTCCATACCGGTTCTCCATCCTCTCCGCGCATTGTAGGATAGCCGAGTTCATTCATTGCTTTCTGCTTTATTACATATTTTACCATTTCAAAATCATTACCCGTATCGTTGGCAATGGCGCGAATCATACCGTGCAGCTTAGTATTTTGCGAATTTTTTCCCGTGGTGCGTTTTTTGTACTTGTCGGATAACAGCAGTTCAATGAGCGGATAATGAAAGGGGCGTTTGTTTTTTTTCACGTTCCGCTTATAGAGCTCCCTGCGATGCTGAATATAAAAATCCATCTCCCTTTTATCAATCTCACCGGGCAGCCTGACCGTTAATTCGTTACCTTGCCATCGGACAATCTCTACGCTTGCGTCTGTTTTCATGTGATTGCCTCATCCGGTTGATCATTTTGTATTTTCAAGAAACGATATAGTGTTGTTCTATCAACATGTAATTCTTTTGCGATACTTGCTCTTGTACATCCGGCAGATAATTTGATGCGTATATAGTTTTCTTTTCCTGACAATTTTGTATAAGAATTATGCGAACCTTTTATTCGCCCAATCTGCTTACCCTCAGCTCTAACGCGCGCAAGCGCTTCCTTCGTCCTCTGACTAATTAAATTACGCTCTATTTCGGCACTTAATCCAAAAGCAAAGGCTAAGACCTTGCTTTGTATGTCATCCCCAAGACGATAATTGTCTTTAATCGTCCATACTTTGCACTCTTTATTCATGCAGATATTTAAGATTTCCATAATCATAAACAAATTACGTCCAAGGCGTGAAAGCTCTGCACAGATGATTAAATCATCTTTTTTGATTACTTTTAAAAGCTCTCCCAGTTTACGCTTGTTGTAGTTTTTGCTGCCGCTGATAGTTTCTTCAATCCATCCATCTATTTGTAGTTTCTCACGCTTACAAAAATTAGTAATTTCAAATTTTTGATTTTTCAGTGTTTGCTTATCGGTGCTTACTCTAATATATCCGTATGTCATAGCATTATCCGTGATTGATTAAATGCGTAACATACCCACGCCCCAAAAGCGGCCGGTCGGAATGTTTGCACGTTACCGAACCTGTTTGTTTTTGAGGTGATTGTACTTCTTTTTGCTTCTTTTCTGCTCCTTCACAGGAAAGCCGATATATTTCATTCCTATCTAATCCATACAGTTCACAGAGTTTAGATAAACTAGGGCTTTTTAATGGTAACATCTTGCCTGTTTCTATTTGAGAGAGATACAATGCAGACCACCCTATTTTACAAGCGACATCATGTAAGGTTAAACGACGTTTATGCCGTTCAAGATAAACCATATCTCCGATATTCATTTATTTGCCATCCTTTTTCCTAAGTTATATTCTTACTATCGGTCTAAACTCAATACTATGCGCTATTACTGTAGCCTTGCTATCTGTTGCATTTTGTTTCAACCGTCCGATAATTTTAACAGAGTCTCCTTTCATGCAATATTTATCGCATATTTCTGCGACTCGCGCCCATGCCTCAACCGTCATCTCTATCGTATCTTCTTGTGGAGTATCCATCTCTTGAAAAGTACATTTTGAAATTAGCGTGAAAATACAAATCGGTGTACCTTTTTTAGAAGTGGTGATAACAGGATTACTTCCAACTATTCCTTCAATAAGCAATGAATTTAAGTTATTCATATTGCTTCCCTTTGTATTTTTCAAACCAGAAAATAACATCATTTCCAGTCTCTTTTACCAGCCCAAAATCGGCGGCAAGTTTATAGTTATAATCCCTATCCTTTAGAATTTCGACTTGGTGTTTAATTGCGTCCCTAAACTTATCAAGAGTTAATGTATGCTTATGCAAATTGCACCGTTGACAGGATGGAAAAAGATTGTCCTTTACATCCTCTCCGGCTATTGCAGGTTTTTCATCCAAGCCTCTAAAAATCGGCTTTACGTGGTCTACGCAAAATCTATCGGATAGCAGTTTTCCGCAATAGGCACACCGGCCGTCAAACATAGTACGGATTTCTTCCCGTTCTTTTTTAGTGAGTTTCATTTAATGCCACCTAATAGAAATATGTGTTATAATCCATATAATAATATCAACCAACTTCCATATAGCGAGTGGTACTAATGCAAATGCTATCAATGCCATTGTTACAAATTGATCAAATATATTTTTCATATAAAAACCTCCTCTTTATTTCAGCAGCCGTGCAAGATTTTTCTTTTGCACAACGGCTGTAAATTTTTCAAGTTCTGCAATAAGCGCTAGGATTTTTTCTTTCGGTGGCTCCGGTAGTTTGTTACGTTTCGGACTTGAATCCGCTCCGATGTTGACTTGTACAGGATAACACTGCCAGATTAACTGTACAAACTCCGGTAAGTCAAAATCCATAATAGGCTCGATTGTGATATGCCTATTAAAATTAAAGAACCGCGACAAGTAGTGAGCCCTGACATTTGGCGGAGGGGTGTCTCCCATTATATTTTCATAATATCTATTTGTTTCCAGTGTCGTACAGATAGAAAAATTCATTCTTAACTCATTCGAAAAAGACAGCAACTTACCGGGATTTTTTGTTTGAAGAAAATACTTGTTTTTAGGAAATTCTAGGCAATGATTAAGAGTGTCTATTTTCCATTCATACGGAATATGTTTTGCAAACATATCGCAGGAAGAACCGACAAAAATAAAATTATTCTTTCCTAAATCGGTTTTTAGCTCTTTTTCGTCAAAATGAAGCGGCGGCTGTTTTCCCCATCGCTTCATGTAACAGTAGCTGCATCCGTGCGGGCATTCACCCTTAATTGTGTTCCACGTATGCGTAATAAAGTCATACATGTTTCCTGTCGATTTATTTAATGGCATGTACTATCCCCTTCTAAACTCTGGTATAACTTATCACCCAGAAGCTGAATAATTTTTGTTACTACTTGTCTTTGTGATAAATCATCATTATCAATACATTCTGCTATATCACAATCAGTAATATATCTTTCTGCTTGTATCGCCTTAACATAGAATTGTGCAAATGCTCTATTATCATCTAATGATAATCGCTCTATTTTTTGTTTAACAGAAAAACGATTAAGCACAGCATCATCGATAATATCAATCTTATTAGTGGCTGCAATCAAAATAATATTATTTGGCAGCATGTCAAATTCCTGCATTAAGGTTATGGTAACTCTTGAAAATTCTTTTTCTACACCATTAGCACAACAACGGCTTTCTGCTATACAATCTACTTCATCAAGCATAAAAACACACTCATTCTTTTTTACATAATTAAATATATTTGCAATATTTCTTCCAGTATTCCCTAAAAGAGAATCTATAACGCTTGAAAAATTAAGATAAAATAACGGTAGATTAAGCTTATGTGCTACATAGCGAGCAAATTCTGTCTTTCCTGTGCCGCTTTCTCCATAAAGAATTGTTGCATTGCGGTAATGAATACGCATAGAATCCATCATCTCTGCAACCGCCTTCATTTTTATAATTGATTGTAAAACAGAAGTAATCCAGTTTTGTTGGGTGTAATACCGTTCAGGAATAAAGTTTTCAGGTGAATAACAGATTACCTTACCCTCAATATTTGTCGGAAGTCTTACGGACTGCTCTGTAAGTTTCTTTTTCATCTGTGCAACAAAATCGGCATTTGCTGCTTTCGTATCATCATTTAAACAGTTCGTTATGCATCTTTTCACTGAATATGATAAATAGTCATTTTCAGCTATAAGCGTTTCTAACAGTTCTTTTGTATTTTTATTTAATGGCATTTTTTATTTCTCCTACTCTTTTTTGAAGCATATTACATACCCATTGAATAACTTCACAGGCATAGAGATACCGTTCATTCAATGTCCGCGAAGCGTTTATGATAGCGTCTGCTACCTCTCCATTCTCTTGATACCCTAATTGTTCAAAGATTTTGCAAAGGCAATCGTAGGCGCGAATAAAATTACTATCAATGGAATCATAGTTAGCATAGAATTTTGCATCCTCAACCGATTCACAATCAACATTTTCAAGATACTTGTTCAGTTCAACATCAACTTTTTCAAGGTCTACGTTATCATTAATAATCGGTTCACTCGACGCTTCGCATTTTTCCATCAAATAGAGCGGATTAGTTTTACTCCCGCAAAAGAAATAATAAACCGGTTTAGCAGTACAAATACCGGAGCCGAATACGAACATTCCGCAATCGCCTGAATATATCAATTTATGATTTGCAATAAGGATATTGATATGATAATCGTTTTCTTTTTTCTCATTAGTCCATAAATCGATATTGATGATTTTTTCCGATCCATGTGGGATAGTTTCAATAGCAACGATCTTGTATCGCTCATCAAGTACCGATTTTTTCGTTGTAGTACACCCGAGTTGATATTTAAATGGTAATTCGCCTTGAGGATTGCAATCGCGTTTTATTTCGATTTCATTGATTGTATCGTTTCCTTCATGTTGGAAAGTGATTCGCTCTAAGAATTTTAGTAAATCATCCGCTTCTTTTTCACTCTGATCTCCATATCCTTTATTATAAAAATAATTGATGATATGGGCGCGTAGATGATCCATTGTATATTCTGTTACAATATCAGGAGGATCGAACATTCCAGCTTCTGCCATTATCACTGTTTCTTGTAATAAAAAATGTAAAAAGTCCTTGCTCGCTCCATTACACGTTACAAGGTCGGCGAACTTTTTAATCAATTTCCTCTTTTTTGTATTATCCATTTTATTCCATTCATCAAAGTTGATGTCTTGTTTCCTTAACATTTTATTCATTTCTCCTCTAGTCATTCAAAATGATACAATTATCCTTAACAGCTATCGTAGCGACTGTTCGGCTGCCTATATAATAGCTGCTATAATCACCATTCTGGATATTTACAGATAAGTCCCCGTCATATTCAGATAGCTTTTCAATCAATTCTTTTACTGTCATATTGTCTCCTCCTTTTTGCTCTTTCGTATTCTCTGCCAGTAATAAAGGCTTGTTCTCTGATTTCATACTCAAATATGCTTGCTGCTTTACAAAGCCTTAAAATATCAGCCGGCTTACCAACACCAAGAATTTCAGAAACTTCATTGATAAATTTTGTGTAATATTCTTGAGCTTTTGTGTTCATACTTTACTCCTTTTAATCCTTTCCCCGATCCAACGCATGACAGGGACTGCCATACTGTTGCCGATTGCCTTATAGCGTGGGGTGTCGGGACATTGTTCAGCAGGCTTCCCGCGCCATTCTATCTGTGTATAATTGTCTGGGAAGCCTTGTAACCGTTCACACTCAAGCGGGGTAAGGCGACGTATATATTTTTTTTCTCTTGCTAAAACTAAATCGAAACAATCGGATGCTGCACTATTCCTTAATGTTGCGGCTTTCTTATCTTTATGATATTTGAAGTTTCCTCCGCGACGGAAATAGTTAACGCCTTTTCCAATAGCGGCGGTAGTTTCCTTTTGTGTTTCGCTGCCCGCCGCAATATCCCCGCACATGCTTTCCGGCTCAAATAATACTTTTGCGGCAAGGTCTGTTCGGTTATCAAGATGTCCGATAACGAAGACTCTACGGCGGCGTTGGGGTACTCCGAAATACAGAGCGTCAAACACCCTGTATGCCCACCCATACCCGCATTCTTCCAGCCCGGCAAGGAACGATGTAAAATCATATCCGCTGTTCGAGGATAAAACGCCGGGGACGTTTTCCCATATAATCCAGCGGGGGCGGTATGTTTCCACAATTCCCAAATAGGCATACATAAGAGCGCCTCGCTCGTCAGCGGTTCCGCCTCGTTTCCCGGCAATACTGAAAGACTGGCAAGGTGTTCCTCCGACCAGAATGTCAAATTGCCGCGCGTGCCATTTTTCATATTGTGTTATGTCTCCATAATTTTTTACGTTCGGGTATTTTTGCTTCAACAATTCGCAAGGGAAAGGTTCAATTTCTGAAAAGCCGATAGGCCTAAAACCTAACGGCTCCCATGCAACGCTTACCGCTTCTATACCGCTACATACTGATAGGTAGGTCATTTGTCATTCTCATAATTTTTAATGCAGCGCAAAAAATCGGCTAATGACAGGTGCACATACATATCTTTTTCTTCGATATACAATTCAATAATATCGCCGCGACGGGAGATAACGTTATAACGGAGAAATTCGCTCGTTGCCACATCGCCCTTAAACTTCATCGAAAAACAAAGCGCTGATGAACGGAGTTCCATATCCGAAGGATCGTAATATATACGCTTTTCTTTTTTAGTGTTCATATATCTCAGTCCCTTTAGCGTTGTCATATAAATATTCCTTTGTCGGCTCACTCCACTCCATACTGTTCCAACGCCGAACGACAATCCGTTGCTTTGTTATTGCATGTTCTGTGATACAGCAATCCGCTTCAATTTCGTTATATTTATACATCGTGTACACAGTGCCTGAATTAGATGGTCGGTGCATCCATTCACCTTTCCCTTGTGCGCACCATTTTGCAAGCTCTCTATGTGTTGCAAGTCTTTTCATTTTATTTACTCCTCCACCAATTCCCCGCAGGGGCTGCCGTCGTCGGCAAAAACATAATGTTCCAACAGAAAAGAAAAAGGCTCCCAGTATTCGTGGCCAATAATAGTAAATTTTTTTGATTTTAAAGCTCCAATTAAAAAATATCCTTGGGTTGTTTTTGATTTTATCCATCCACCGTGTTTTTTAATTGCCTCCATCGCTTTTTCAACGCTTTCAAACGGCTTGTACTTCGGTTCGGTGGGCGGTTCGATGAGATAGGCGTAATTATATGTATAAAATCCATCAGAAAACTGAATATCGCCGTAGTCTTCGACGCATCCGTATAGGCCGGTGAATTTTCGTACAACATCTACCGTGTCTCCTGTTTCTACTTCCTCGCGCAAAGCCTTTACCGTATCAGCAAAAACACACTTACTCCCAATCGGTAACTCATCCGCATTAAGCACGGTGTATACTCTCGATTTGTCAAATTCCATTACTTTTCCTCCCTGTGTAATTTTCCCAGTCTAATACCGGTTATTTCATAAAACACATCCGCGTCAAAATGTGGCATCCTTTTAATAGTCAGCTTTTGCTCCGGCGTAAGTGTTTGCCAAAACATACGCCAGATTGCTTTGTAAGATAAATGGACAATGTGTTTCTGTCCGTCCTTTTCGGTACGAGCTTTGAATGAGTACAATCTAAAGTGTTGTAAAAGCGAAAAACCTTCACTTTCTATCAAAGCATCGTATTCTTCTTTGGTAAGCTGTTTATTAAAAGCTTCATACGTGATTTTCTTTGTCATAAAAATGCCGGAAGAATGATCACAAGAGCAGAAATTTCCGCTGTTATAGTTTCCGCTGTTGCCGTTTCCGCTGTTGCGGTTTCCGCTGTTGCCGTCTCCGCTGTTATAGTTTCCGCTGTTGCCGTGTCCGCTGTTGCGGTTTCCGCTGTTGTCGTGTCCGCTGTTGCGGTTTCCGCTGTTGCCGTCTCCGCTGTTATAGCTTCCGCTGTTGCCGTCTCCGCTGTTGCGGTTTCCGCTGTTGTCGTCTCCGCTGTTGCGGTTTCCGCTGTTATAGTTTCCGCTGTTGCCGTCTCCGCTGTTGAATACTCCCGTATTACCTTCACCGGTGTTTACGGCGGCATCAATCTCTTCACGCGATAACTCTCGTACAATGCTGATCCGTGAGCATACAAATTTTATGCCGTCGTCCTCAATTTTTCCATCTGCTACAATTTCGCAGATGCGGGATTGTTTCAAGTTGTAAAAATCATGCACATTTCGTAACTCTCTACAAAAGTGGAACCCTTGACGACAAAGCTCAATATCTCCGTCGTATTCATACGTCTTGCCGATTTCATACTGAAATCCTCTACAGGTCAAATCTTGCTTAAACCCTTTATACCCTTTATACCCTTTTACCATTGTTTATTCCTCCTCGCTTTTGTAAAAATCTTCGTTACAACGAGCGAACGCCCCTTGTCCGTCAGCTTTTATTGGAAGATCTCCTTCACATTCAGCCAGCCCTAGAACTTCCGTATATTCACGGTCTGCAAAGCAAGAATCAAAGATCTCATCAGCGGAACATTCAAATATTTTGTAGGCATCTTCAATGTTCCTTGCCCATACTTCAATTTCCTCTGTATAGATCAGTTTTTTGATATACGCCGAATACCGCTTAAACCCTTTTGCTTTCATTTCTTCGATTGTCATTTTGTTTTGTCTCCTTTTTCCCAATCTACCGGGGTAAAGATTCTATCAAACTGCAATTTGTCTTTAACAAATACTGTTACGTGTCCCAAATCAAAAAGACCGTAAACTTTCCAATCGCAAGGTTTGTTATCTTTTTTGATTCCTGAATTACATTCGTAAGGGTTTGTTGTAATTCCTTTACAGCAAGGGCAAACAAACTTCTTAGAAGGAATGGATTTAAGAAAATCAGCTACAGTTTCAAAAACAAAAACTTTACCCTCTTCAATTTTTGGCATATTACAATCTTGATAATAGTTCATATACCAATAATTTCGTTTTTCTTCCCATTTATCCAAAAGTTCAGAGGCGGACAGATTGAGTTTTTCTGCATAATGAAAAACTCTTTCTATTATCCAGTTTAATTTTTCTACATATTCTGTATCTTTCGGGTTTCGAGCAATATCTTTCTCAACGGCTTGTGATAAAGTCTGATACCCTTTACATTTTTTCAATTCAATCAAATCTTGTTCTTTCATTTATTTACCTCCGTAACATTAGTGAGATGTATGGCATATACCGGTTTATCGATATGCAAATCCGTATCTTTACCGTCTACAATTTCAATCTTTGTAATCCATGCCTTTAGTATTTCTTTTGTATAGCCTAAGCGAAAAATACAGGGGGCAGGAAAATTATCAAAGATATGTGACTTCTTATCAAAATCCCAATGATGTTCCCCATATTTTAAAACAGCGAGGGAAATCCTTTGCGTCCAATACGGTTTTATTTCCCGATACTCTACCGTCTTCTCACCGCTTTTGATTTTTTCATACCATTCTTTTTTCAGTGGAAAAGTTAGCATTTTATTTTTCTCCCTCCTCTCTAAATCACTTCCGCTTCCCGCAACTTCGGCCGGTAGCTTTCCCAGAAGAAATTGAACGATTTCCCCTTTTCTGTTAGCCGGTCGATTACCGAGCTGTCGAGTATGGTTTTTACCCACTCGTAATTACAGTTTCCTGCAATCCAAAGCGGGCGCTTCCGCTCATGCCGCTCGCGGCAAATAAGCGATAAGCAACGCATCTTTGCATCTTCATTCTTGCCCTTCTCAACTTCATCGATAACAAGAAACGGAATGGTACAATAATGAGTAATAAGCTCGTATTCTGTTTTCTTTGCTGCGAAACTATTAAACGTTGAACGAATTTCCATGTCTAAAAATTCCCATGTCGTATATACTCCCTTGTTGAGCATCACTGCTGCACTTGCAAGATGGCTTTTCCCCGTGCCGCTTTTCCCATAGAGCAATACGAACGTATCGCGCGGATCTTTGGCAAGTCTGTAAAGGTCGTGAAGATATCGCGCTGCTTTTTCATTTTGAGGAATGTAATTCGCAAAACTTGCGTTTAAATGTTTGTCGCGGATGCCCATTGCCGCGAGCTGTTTTATTCGCTGCTCTTCAAACTTTTCCCGCTTTTCTTGTTCTTCACATTCCTGTATACACAAAGGGCATTCAAGAGGCTCGATTGATCCAACTAGGTGCATTACCTGTACATCCCCATGTTTTTCGCAGTGAAAGGTTTCCTCTCTGCCGCGAAAGCGTGGAATATAGTTTTTTGCTTGCTTTATTTCACACGTGCGCATAATTCCTCCTTGAGCTTAAAACGGCATCTCTTTTTGAGTTCCGGTTACATTGCAATCGAATCGCTTGTATTTTCCTTCCGGCGGGGAGCGGGCGTATTGCTGCTGCATTTGTAAAAATACCTGCGGATATTTTTCTCGCAGCTTTGAACCGGATATGATATTTGGACACCAGAAATTGCCCGCCGTTTTTGCCCAGCGGATTACTTTTTCAATGTCTTCATAGCTGCGTTTATCAATGCGGCTCAGCTTTTCTATGTCTTTCGCCCATTGCTCGATATGCTTTTGATTGGTAGTAAAATGAGGGTCTGACTGCCGGTGTAGGTCATAGAGTAGGTGCGCTAAACGCTCCGCTTGTTCCGGAATTATTTGTGTTTTTTTAACAGGCGAATGGTTTACATCCCCGTCCGGCTCTTCCGGCGGGGATACTATTTCATTAACATCACCATTAACATCTACATCTACATCTACATCTACATCTACA